TATTTTTTTTAAACCTTATTCGGCCAGGAGCGCTTCCGGGCAAGCGCTGCCGTGGAAAACGCTGGTGCGCAGCGACGGCGATGAGCATGTTTTCAAGGTGATTGATCAGAAGGCCTTTAGCGGCGTGATTGCCCAGTCTTATGATGTGAAAGCGGCGGCTACCAGCAGTGTAGCCTTGAAAAGAATACCGCCTGCAAACTCCACCTCGCAAAAACAACATCCGGCAGCAACCAAAGCGGCGGTTACTGAGTCTTCTGAAACAGCGCCACCGCTAAAAAGTTATACCGCCGGGTCCGGGGCAAATGTCCTCAAACTCCAAAAAATATATCCCGATGAAGCGTCCGCGAGGCGCGCAGCGGACTCTGCTTTTAATCAGATCCAGGCGGATTCAGCATCATTTAGCATCAGACTGGCAATGGGCCGTGCCGATCTCAGCGCTCAGACACCGCTGAATGTGCAGGGTTTTAAAAATGTGATCGACGACCAGCGCTGGATTATCGACTCGATTGAACATAGCCTCAATGAAAAAGGGTTTACAACAAAGTTGAATTTGAAGATTTACGTGGCGGATATCACGTATCAGTCATCAATATCACAACCATAAACTTGCTTTTGCAAGTTTATGGCTCCATAATGACCTCATCGCTTACCTGTCATGCCGGAGGTTTTTATGATGCATTGCCCGCTTTGTGGAAAAGTCGCCCACACACGCTCAAGCCGATATCTGAGTGAGTCTACCAAAGAACGGTATCATCAGTGCCAGAACATCGAGTGTAGCTGCACCTTTGCCACACACGAATCCGTCGCTCGCGTCATTTCAAAACCTGGGAGCGAAAAATCAGCGGCGTAGTAAAATTAAGGTCATTCAGAGATAAAAAAAGGGGTTAGCCATTGGCTAACCCCTTGTTCTCTATTAACTAGTCGATGTCGCGTTAGCGATACCTTAGTTAAGACGCTTTTAAGGCGACATATTGAATTACATAGCTTTTTATTATTATTCAGTAAGTTAAATCAATACTTAACGCAATGAAATGCAGTGTTATGCAACCTCCGCCGCCACTTTGCCGCCATTTTTGAAAGCTAACGGATTCAAGTTTATCGCCTCTTCCAGGTGGTCTGGAGCAAAGTGTGCATAGCGCATTGTTTCACGAATATTGGCATGACCGAGTATGCGCTGAAGCACCAATATATTGCCGCCGTTCATCATGAAATGAGATGCAAAAGTGTGTCGTAAGACATGCGTTTTTTGCCCTTCTGGTAGTTCGATATCTGTAAGGGCTAACGCCTTTTTAAACTCTTGATAGCATGGTTTGAACATCTTACCCTGCATCACTTTTAGTTCATCATACAGCCAGTCTGCTATCGGGACGGTTCGGTTTTTCTTACCCTTGGTTTTGAAAAACGTCAGTTTATTCGGTGACAACTGAGAACGACTCAGCCCTTCGGCCTCACTCCAGCGCGCTCCTGTTGCTAAGCAAATCTTGACAATACAAGTTAGGTTTTCTTTTCCATAGCGTTCACATGCTGCAATCAGTTCCTTGATCTGCGCGTCTGTGAGCCAGGACATTTCCTTTTCTTCTTCTTTAAACGTTCGCACACCATCCAGCGGATTCGGGAGCGACCATTCACCTAATCGCTTTAGCTCGTTGAACATAGCATCAAGATACTGTTGCTCTCTATTCACTGTTATCGGTTTGGCAATCCATTTCTCTGGATTCTCATGATAACCATTGCTGATTTCTCCCCGCAGGCGCTTACCTCGATATGTTGACCAATCTTTAGCTGTTAACTGTGAGGCAATTGGATCCTTAAGACCGTTACAAATAATATGTAACTTCCCCATGCGAGACTTGCCAGCAGAAAGCGTCTGACCGTGAAGCTTATCCCAAAGCTCAATTAGTTCACTGAGCTTACGCCGATCCGCCTTCTCACCGAGCCACGGCTTATTCTTGGCTTCTTCCAGAGTGTAAGTTTCAAAAGCTACGGCCTCTCCCTTTGTGGCAAACGTCTTGCGCAGGCGCTTTTTATCGCGTCCGTTCGGATAACATTCAACAAGCCATAATCCTGAGGGGAGTTTTCTTACAGTCATTTCTGTTTACCATCTGAGGAAGCCAGGAACACATCTGATGCGTGTCTTTTACTATTGAAAGCCCGCATTAAAAGGCTTTCAATATAATCAGAGGTTTTGGACGTGTTGTTATTTATTAGTATACAAGCGGGTTTTGGACAAAAGAGTTACTTTGGATTCATCCGGTTGAAGCTTTCCAGCTTCATCGCATGTTGTACGAGGAGATTCGAAAGCATATCCCGAATAGCTAAACTTATTCAGAATGTGTACTTCCTTTGTATTTTTTAAATATGCGGAATTATTGCTATTCATCCAGGCCGGAGAGCACACACCCAAAATTGCATTATCATATATATCAGGCGTTATTGAGGCTTCATTTAATACAACTGTAATGATGCCACGGTCATCACTTATAGATATAGGTTGCATATCATTTAGAGATTTCTGTAATTCTGTTAAGTTCGCTGATTTCGCAAACGTTCCAAATGATGATAGTGCCATTAATGCAACTATTGTCCTTTTCATGAAGATTCCTTAAAAATGTATTTCTGTAGTAGTAGCGATCAACCCAATGGCTTTTAACTCATTGGATAAACACTGAAATTCTGTTGACTCATTTTTAACTTTTAATTTATTACCAGGTAAACGAGAAATATTATAAACATCGATATTTCCATCTAAATCTATAAGCCATTTACCATTGGCGATATTATTAACAGCCAAGTCCGCGAGCCAAATATAACGGCCTGAAAAAATAAATGCTGGCGAACTGATGCCGGGTGGCAGCATGGATGATGCCGTGCTCACGGTTCCGGAGGCTTTCAACTGACCGGCAGTTAACTGATATTTATTAATACTCTGCGCTGACGGTGTTTCTGGTGCATGGCTTACCGAAACCTCTATCTGCTGCTGAGGTTTCGGTGACGATTGACCTGTCGCCAACCAATACAGTGGGACTCCAGTATCTAGGGCACAAGTGATAACTACCTCACCAGGGAAAAAATCTCGCCGTATCCAGGTACTGATGGTTCCTGATGAAAGGTGGAAATAATCACCGAGTTCTGTCTGAGTTTTAAAACCATAGGCGTCCATTATTCGCCGGATAAGCTCTTTGCCACCAGATGCTTTTAAAAGGTTTTCACGTAGTTCACTGCCACGCAGACCCTGGCTATCCCGCACCAAATTTCTTGCACCTGCAAGATTTCCATTCACCAGCCAATTGAGATCCACGCCCGTTGTTATGGCGCAATCAATGATTGATTTACCAGGAACGCTACCTCGTTGCTGCCAGTTACTTACAGCATTGGCAGGGATTTCTAATTTTTCAGCCAATTCCTTTTGAGTCTTAACTCCATAAGAAATAAGCATTCTTTCAATAATCGCGCTTGAGCTATCGAGGTTTTCTTTCATATACCGCCCTAAAACACACAGAATGAATGTTTACAACATCACACAATGTGTTTTAAAGTGTCGCTCATCGACCAAGATGCACAACACTGCACTAAAAACACACTTAACCGGAGATAATGCGATATGGCACTGCAAATTGCAACGCAGTCACCCGTTCAACTACAAGAAATTCCATCATCAGTTCCACAGCTGAACCAGTTAGTTTCATTGTTGGTTCCTGCATTAGTAGAAGCTTTACTGCCTAACCTAGCTCGTTCTGTTGGTATCAATACCGCTGAATCTGTAACTGTCCGCGACTTCGCAACTTCCGTGGGAATCAGTGAGCGCCTTGTTTGGCAATGGCTTGAAGACGGTATTCTGTTAGCAGCCCCGACCAAAGACACATCAAAAACCCGCTCAACCAAAAAGAGCGCTGTCACAAAATCACGCACTCTGATCAACATGACAGCCTGGCGTGCTAAGCAACATCAACAGGCGAAGGATTGTAAGTACATTCGTTAATGATGCGTTTAGTTAATCTTGAGTATTCAAGAATTGCCGGAGATTGTCATGTTTGATTATCGCGTATCTAAACAACCTCATTTTGACATCGCATGTACAGCTTTCGTTAGAAAACATAACGTTGCAGAACTTGCTAAAGAAATGGGCATTGGTTCTCAGGTGCTTAGAAACAAGCTGAATCCTGAGCAGCAACACAATTTAAGCTGTCAGGAACTTTTGATTCTTACAGATTTAACAGAAGACCCTACGCTGATCGATGGTCTGCTGGCTCAATTGCAATGTATGCCAGCGGTGCCAGTTAATGAGTTGGCGGAGGACAACATTGCTGCCTATACGCTCCATGCAACTGCGGCACTTGGTTCAGTAGCTGCGGGCGCAGTATCTAAGGAACGCCACACACGTCAGGCCAAAAACGCAATTATGGAAAGCGTGAATGCTGGGATCCGTCACCTGTCTCTGATTGGTTTAGCAATTCAGGGACGTGTCGAAGGTTCGCCGGTACTTGCTTCTGCCGTCGGTGCTGTCGCCAGCGTTGCCACAAACGGGATGATGTGATTATGCCGATCTCAATCGCACCATTTTTAAAGCAGCAAAGTCCTTCACGTCATTTCGGTCATGGTTATATCGAGTTGCCAGGCGGAAAGCGTTGGAGTCCTTCTATATCAAAAGCCACTGCCCCACAGGCCGTGAGAAATTCAAAGCCGCTATTAAAGCGCCTGTTTAGTTGAGGTGATTATGTTTTTAGGAAACGCAGAACATATTCAAATAGGTAAAAAGCATCTTTCTAAAATTAAAGAGATGTTAGAACACAAAAAGAATGTAGCGCAGGAAACATTTGATACTCAGCCGCTGCATATGCGTAAGACAATTTGTTTTCATGCTGGCCTGAGTCGCCGCCATGTTGAAATGAAGTTTGCAGAGTTAACGCCGACGGAAAGACATCAAGTGGTTGCGGCGCTAAATTCTTTAATTGGTTTAACGGAATCACTGCCGAAATTTATCAGTGAAGATGATTGCAAGATAAATATTAATCACTAACCAGAATTCAAATTAATAGGCGTAAACCCGCCGGGCATTCTTTTGCCTAAAAACAGGAGTTTTATACATGAAAGATATGATTAATAAATCCCAACACGGTTTTGCTGGTTCGCCTGTAGTTGGTTTTGACATGGCCACAGCTGAGGGTGATTCCACCGCCACCCTGACCTTAATGCTCAATGCCGCCCGTAATGACGAGCGCGGCAACCGTGCCAAAGTATTCGCCTCACGCCTGGAAGCTATCGCCTGTTTCATCATTCAGCAGGAAATGAACGGCACCGAGGCCGCCGAAGCCTTACGCGTCGAAGCGACTCGTATCCAAAACGAAGCGGGAGAGTTTCACTAATGATGAAGCATGAAGAAGCCACACAGGAAATGGCTGAGGCAATCGCAAAACGCATTGATATCGATCTGGCGTTCACCATCATCCCTAAAAAGAACGGTGATCTGATTCTGGCTGAAATTAAGACGGATAAAGAAACCCGCACACAGTATTGCAGCACCCTTGCCGTCTACCAGTACCAGATTGCACTCGCTAACGACTTCGTGAGCCGCTGCGTGTCCCGTGCTCTTTGGGCGAAGAAGATTAGTGATGCCTTATCCATGCGCCGTGAATACAACCGCGCTGCTGATCTGGTATTTGCTGCCCTGGTCAAAGTGGCGCGTCCGGAGGTATCAAATGGCTGATGTAATCGATACAGCCCAGGAGCGCGCAGACCTGATCCTGGCATCTCAAATTCAAGCCGCCCGCACATATGTAGCGGGTACATCTGCAATGTTTTGCACCTCTTGTGATCAACCTATCCCCGAAGAACGCCGCGCAGCTATGCCTGGTGTTGAGCTTTGCGTGTACTGCAAAGCGGCGGCAGAAATCAACGCCAAACATTATCGGGGCAACAAATGATGATTTTCACGGTGGCTTTGTTTGCGCTCGCTGTTGTGAACGCTGGCTTTTTGGTTTCCGATATCAAAGATGGTATGTGATGCGGTTTATACCTACCCCTCCGCAAATTGAAACGCCCAAAGCCTGGGCGTTTCCCTGGAACAAACCACGCCAGGCCGTTTCTGGCCTGGAAAGACCGCTTACCCGTGAC